AAAGAGGGAGACCTTACTTGGAGAGAATTACTTCAAAGAAGCAATCTTTACAAAAATCCTTACTTTATGGGTCAGGGTGGTCAGGAAGAGAAAGACCCAACCAATCCTGCGGCAAGTAAAGGTCGTTCCGAAAATAAAAAGCGCAATATGCCTGCACCATTGCCAGAAGAAGGTATGGGAATGGGAGTTATCGGGGAAGGGGAAGAAGATGATGTGTTCTCCGATCTGGGAAGAATCGAAGCAGATAAGGCTAGACTGAGAACCGTACAGCAAAATACTGAAAGATTCCAAAGAGAGCGAGACTATGCTCAAAAGAGAAACCCAAGGCAAAAGACATTTAATGAATATGAAGATCAGATTAGAGCCACAGGTTCTGTAATTGAAGATCTTAAGGAATTCTATGTTGCTCAGGGAATCCCAGAGAAGACCGCTTCTATTCTCGTTGAAGCCGTTGGCGAGATGGCCCAACTTCAGCAAAATGAACCGGGGCTACCCGCAGGCGCTTCCGATCCAAGCAGAATGAGTATTGATAAAGAAATTGGCGGATCAGAAGGCGAGAAGTACAAAAATTTAGATGTTAAGCAAAAGCAAAAAGAATTGGGATTAGAACATCAAGACTTTACTGACTTTGGTGAGCCAGTTCGTGAGTTTATTCAGCCCGGTGGAGAAGCACCTTATTCTGAAAATACTAAAGATAAAGAAAAGGCTCAGGCCACTTCAGATATGAACGCTAAGGGTGTTAAGCAAGAGGATAATGCTCCAAAAAAATCTTCAATAATTTTATCAAATGACAAGGCAATGGAATTTGATAGGCTCGGAGATTTTGCGTATGGATCAACTAAAGATGGGATGTATGCTGTAGTGCTTAATGCCAGTAATGGACAAAAGATAAAAGAGTTTCATGGCGAAACAGCACATCAAGATGCTCAAAGGCACGCATACGATTTAGCATCTGAAAATCAAAGAAACAAAAGAGACCCTATTTTTGGAAGCGATTCAAAAAAATCTAGCGCCTCTGTCAAGGAGGCATCCGATCTAAATCTAGTACCACCAGAAGGTGTGCGTAGTGCTGCAAGGCGTGGTATTAAGTATCACTCAGAAGGAAAGGCTGGAGATGGATTTGAATCAGCAACTTTAGCCAGAGCAAAGAAAATTGCTGAGGGACAAGAATTAACTCCCGAGCATGTAAAGCGTATGCACTCATTCTTTGAGCGTCATGCGGGTGGTCGTTCGCAAAAAGCAAAGAAAGGCGAAATAACTCCTTGGGATGTTGCTTGGTTAGCGTGGGGCGGAAACGCCGGTCGCACTTGGGCTGCTGCTAAAGTTAAGCAAATAGAAAATGCTAAGACTTCAGCAAATAGAAGTGATGAAATAGAAGAGATTGAAAAAGAGATTGCTAAACTAAAACGCGGCGTGCTTGACGGTGGGTATATTTATCCCGGCGATGATGATATCGCTTCTGACGAATTAGCCGATTTGAGTAAGCGTCTTAAGGAATTAAAGCAAGAAAATTCTAAAGAAGGCGCAGCACCTCTAGATTTTGATCTAATAGACAATGAAGTTGAAAAACTTATGTCTGATGGTATGACCCCAGAACAAGCAATCCAGTCACTTGGAGTATATGATGATAATTTCATTGGCTGGGGATCTGGTTCTAAAAGATAATGTGTGGTATGATATACCTATCAACAGTTTGGATATAATATAAATGCCAGAATTTCCTCATCTTTCATCAGATCAGAAGGTAAAAGCAATTCAGGAAATGGGAGGTACGCTCCCTAAGCACGACCTTCGTAAGAAGATTGCGGCTTGGGAGTCGTACAACCTTGCTACTAGTGACCCTAACGGTCCTGACAGTCTAGAAAACACAATTAAAGATATGAGAGCCAACCGCGCTCTTGCGTCTGAGTTCTCTAGAAACCGTAGGGTTTCTTCTATTAACAAAACAGCAGCGGGCGGTGGAGACTATATTGCTGCTATTCCTCGTTTTTACGATCCGGTGGAATACTGGGAACTCTCTGGTATTCCTTGGAATATTCAAAATGATACGCATCGTCAGAAGTTGTATCAGTGGCTGCGTCTATACTACATGACGCATTACCTTGTTCCTATCTTGATTGATATTTTTACTAGGTTCCCCTTAGTAGGAATGGAACTAAGTTCTAAAGATCCAAAACTCACACAATGGTACGAGGATCTTTTCTTTGATCGTCTTGACTATCAGGAATTCCTTGTACGTCTTGGCCGTGAATACTGGACAGTGGGACAGGCATTTCCTCTCGGCTCATTTAATGAGACTCTTGGTATTTGGGAAAGAGAAGAACTTATCAATCCAGAAGATGTGGTACTAAAGCAGTATCCGCTTCTTGGAACTCAGCAGTTTGAGATTAAACCTCCTGAATTCCTAAAGGAACTCGCGGCAAAGAAGAGTCCTACTACAGACTACGAAACTCTTGTTCAGGATTGGCCGGAACTTATTCCATATTTGATCAAGAATGAAAATATTCCTGTTTCGAACGTTCTTATGAAGCAGGTTGCTTTCAAGATTAACGATTGGGACATTCACGGAACCCCTCTGCTTCTTAGAGGATTACGCACACTTATGCATGAAGAGAAGTTGCTTGCTTCTCAGGATGCTATTGCAGAGCGTTTGTACTCCCCACTGATTCTAGCCAAGTTAGGTGTTCAGGATATTGGAGATGGTGTACCTTGGATGCCCGGTCCAGATGAGTGTGAGGCCTTCCGCGATGATATTGATATTGCTCTCGCTTCAGACTTCCGTGTTCTTGTCCACCACTTCGGCGTAGATATTCAAAATGTATTTGGTCGTGAGCAGATGCCAAATCTAGGCGATGACTTCGACAGAATTGAACGTCGTTTAATGCAGTTGTTTGGTGTAAACCCAAGCCTACTTTCTGCTGGTTCTAATGCACAACCATATGCATCATCAGCACTACAGGCTGAGTTCCTTAATCAAATCCTTCGTACATACCAGAACTTCTTGAAGAGGCACTTCATGGACCGCGCCCGAGTTGTTGCTGAGGCTAATGAACATTACGATTACGAACAGCGTGGCGATACTCGCGTCCCAATCATGGAAGAGCATATTGAATATGATGAAGAGGGCAACATCATGGTTGTCGAACGACACAAATTGCTTATTCCAGAAATTAACATGAAAGTTCTTGATCTTAGAGATGAGGCTACTCAGCGTCAATTCCTTGCCCAACTCAAGGCTTCTGGAGTTCCTATTTCAGATCAGACATTTATGGTTGGTCTGCCTTACACCTTCAAGGAAGAACTTGCAAGGTTTGAAGAAGAGGCTATCGAAAAGACTGTTGCACAGCAAGAGGCTAAGGTCAAGATTTATCGTCTGCTTAAGGCTCAGAATCTTCCCATTCCTCCAGACTTGTTGCAGGAAATCATTATGTCTGGACTAGATCCTAATGCTGGTCTTGACCCAAATCAATTCCCCGGTATGGATGAAGAAATGGTCCCCGGTGGTGGAATGATGCCGCCAGCAGAAGGTGAAGAGGGTGCCCCAGAGCAAGGCCCCGGTGGCATTCTTATCCCACCAGAGCCGGGTGGTACAACTCCAGCCGCACAGCCAATAAGCCCAACTCCGGGCGGTATGCCTGAAGTTTCTAATGAAAGAACTCCCATCCAACCTCCGGGCGGAAGATCAAGTATGAGTAAAGTCCTTGAAGAGAAGGACGGTAGGCTTGTAGAAAAGATAAACCGCCCAAAGAATGCTAAAAAGATTTCATTAATCAGAGATGATATACTTCCAGAAGAAGTAAAAGATGATAACATCTCTAGTGAAGATGAAAAAGAATAGTTAATTCTCTAATCAAGGAGTTACTTAATGGGTACTAATACCCCAGATGGTAAATCGTCAGTGTCACCACTAGACGAGTATAAAGACATAATTATTGACTGTTATGTGGATGGAATGACTGCTGGGGCAATTTCCCGCTTTCTTACAGATCGTTATGGTCTTTCCACTTCTGATCGTTCTGTGCGCCGAGCAATTGATCGTTGGGATAGTGAAATCTTTTCATTCGATGCAGATAA